GTCTGCATGCCACCCGCCTTGGTGATGGTCTGGTAGTACGACAGGTCCGCCAAGAGCACATCGCCTGCAGAGGAGAAGGTGTTGGCGTGCTGGGAGACGATCACCGGGCGGCCAAGAAGCGTGCCGTAGGGGGAGACCTGAATACCACCCGGGTTCATACCGGTGGGCAGATAGATCGGGTAGTTGCCCAGGGTCAGCGTGAAAAGCGCCGGGAGCACGTCGTTGTTGACGATCCAAACCGACTTGCCAAACGAGCCCGGGGGCAAGCGCGAGATCATCTTGGCCAGGTTTTGGGCCAACAGCGTCTGCGTGGCCTGACCTGATTCCTTGGCCACGGTCACCGTGGTGGCGTTGCTCATGCAACCCACCGGCAGACCAGTGCCCGAGCCAAACAGGATCGACTCGTTGGTCTTCCAGCGAATGGAGGTGGCGATCTTGTCGGGCAGGTAGGTCGACAGGGCATTGGTATCGTCCAGCAACTCGTCGGTCACCGGCACCAGGGCCATGAGCTTTTTGAGGCGAAGGGTCGACAGGCCCAGTACAGGCTTGGCTGCGTTGGCAGAAGCCGCTTCGCCTTGCCAGTAGGCACGGATGCCGTTGGTACCCCAGGGCGTGGTCTCGTCTTTGGGGAAGGCCATGGTGTTGCCCGTGATCTCCACGTTATCGGTCATGGGCAGCAGGGAGTCCTCGCCCAAAGACAACTGGAAGATTTCCTGGGCAAATTGGGGCGGCACCAGAAAGCCGCCATCCTGGGCCGAGCCTTCGCTGCCGAAGGTGGCAGGAGACACAGCGTTTCGGCCCGAGCCGATCAGGAGGCGCTCATCGATCGAAGCGCCGGGGTTTTGCGCCTGGCGCACAGTCTTGAGGAAGTCGCCCACGCTCTTGAAGCCGTGCTTAGGGTCAGAGGCGGCGTTGTCCACCACCGTGATCACGGAGGCGGTGGTCAGTTGAGAGGGATGGTTCATCTGCGCCTCCTCAAAGATCAGGGCAGATTCCCGGTCAATGGCGTTTGATGTCGCTTCGATCTTGGCCTTGAGGGCTTCGAAGGCTGCGACCTCTTCGTCGTTCATGTCGCGCTGCTCAGCGGCAGCGATGTCAGTCAGGGCGCGCGCGTCCTTGACCAGGGTGGCTTTGCGAGACTGAAGCTCGCGCAATTGCTTGCTCATTGGTTTATCTCCAGAAATGAAAAAGCCGCCTGGTCGAAATGACTCAAGGCGGCGACAGGGATCACGACCAACGGGTCGCAGGGGGGCGCAGCCCTCAACGGAGGGCTGCAAGGGAAAGTGTTGAAATCAGACCAGCATCAAACCAGTGCAAGAGCGTCCCGGGCTTGTTTCAGGCGGGAATGGCTTTTCTGAGGCTGGCTGCGAACGGCATTGCCTGTGACCTTGGCCTGCATACCGGCCAGAACATCGTCGAAGGACGCGATGCCATCGACCATGCGCTGCGCTAAGGCAGCATCAGCGCCCAGCACCCGGCCTTCGCCCATGCCGTTTCGGACATCGTCGACCGTGACACCTCTGCCCACGGCCACAGCCTGGATGAAGGCGTTGTAGTAGTCGTCCACACGGGACTGCATGAAGGCCTGAGCCTCTGGGTCCAGAGGCACATAGGGGTTGCCCTCGACCTTGAACTTGCCAGCCGAGACCAGGGTGGTTTTGACGCCCTCTTCTTCCAGCGCTTTCGAATAGTCAAAGTGCGCCTGCCACACGCCAATGGAGCCCACCTCACCTCCAGGGGTGACGTAGAACTCACTGGCAGAGCAGCCAATCCAGTAAGCCGCCGAGGCAGCCAGGCTGTTGGCCACGGCCACCACGGGTTTCTGGGCCCGGGCCTTGACGATCTCCGAGGCCAGTTCGGCCACGCCATAAACGCTGCCGCCAGGGCTGTCGATGTCGATCAGGATCTGGCCCACCGTGTCGTCGGCCAGGACCTGGCGCAAGGCCAAGGTGAATTGCTGGGTGCTGGTGCTGCCAGGGCCAGAGATGTCATCGACCATGTTGCCTCGCTGGGTGACCACGCCATACAGAGGCAACACGGCAATGCCAGCGCCCGCATTGGCTGCTGCCATCTGTCTGCGGGTATCGCGCAGCACCCGATCCGACTGAATCTGGAACATGGTCTCATCAGTGGGAGGCTCGCCAGCTGACCAGCGGGTCAAGACCCCAGCCATGGCCTGAAGCCGCTCGGGCATCAGGGCCCAGGGGGTGGTCAAAAATTCGGAGAGCAGGAGTTGTCTGTTCATTTGTGTATTCCCAATTGCATGAGGGACCGGGACAGCGCCGGTTCATCCTCGAGTGATGGAGCCCCCTGCGCCCAGTCCTCTACTACCGATGGAGGCAGGCTGAAGGTCTGGGCGATCAGGTTGATTTCGTTGGAGCCCAGAGCGCCTTTTTTGCAGATGCGACGGGCCAGTCGCTGGGCGTTGGACTCGACCAGCTTTCGCAGGCGCAGGCTCAGCTGCTGGTCCGGCTCGGGGCTGGTATCCAGATCAGATGCTTCGGACTCGTTTTCCGCGTCCTCTGCGTCATCCTCTTCGACCATGTTCAGTGGCCGCAGCGGTTGATCGAGCCCTGCGATCGGGTTGAGGTTTTCCGAGATGCGGGCCTCGTTGCGGGTGAGCCAGCCGTTCTGGATGCCGCTTTGGTAGTAAGCCGATCGACTGGCCGCATCCCCTCGCATCAGGTTGGCAAAGTCAAACTCGATCTCCAGGGCATCACCATCGGGAAGTAGCTCCGCTTCGATGGATGCCTCCCAGCGCTCAGCCCAGGGCGTCATGGTGTGCATGACGAATTCCAGGCTTTGCTGCTCGATGTTCGAGAAAGTCGCCCGGTCTAAATCAGCAATCATGTGCGGTGGCACACGGAACAGGCGGGCGATATCTGTTATTTGGAACTTGCGCAGCTCCAGGAACTGGGCGTCCTTGTTCGTGACGCCCACCTCGTGAAACTTCATGCCGTTCTCAAGCACCAGGACCTTCCCCCGGTTCGAGCCAGACTGCGCCGCCTGGTAGGACTCCCGAAACACCCGCTTGGACTCCGGGTCCTTGAAGGTGCCCGGGAACTCGATCCAGCCTCCCGTGGGTTTGGCATCGTTGGAGAAGAACCGAGCCCCGTAGTCCTGCGCGGCCAGGGCCATGCCCAGGCTTTCTCGCGAGAGATCAATGGGGCTCAGGCCAATCAGCCCATCCGAGGACAGGCCCCTCAGATGCCAGACCTCACCCCGGGGCAGGACGATCTCGGAGCCTGCTTGATCCCGGATGCGGTATCTGTAGTCGCCTGAGGACAGTAGTTCCATCCGCACCCGGTCAGGGTGAATCGGGATCAGCTCGGTGATCTCTCCCCGGCTGTTGGCCAGGATCTGACAGAAAGCGTTACCCCTCAGCGCCAGATGACCCTGAAGCATTTCGCGCCACTCGAACGGGTTCTGGTACCGGTTGGGCTTCTTGCCCAGCACCCGGTAGAGCCAGTGGTCCGTCACCCGGTCCTTGCCGCCGTCCTTGCGGGGCCGATAGACCACGAGTGGCAGCGAGGCCATGGTCTCCGAGAGGATGCGCACGCAAGCGTAGACCGCAGCCAAGCGCATGGCCGAATCGGCCGAGACACGCATGCCAGAGATGCTTCGGGCCGATACAGGCTCGAAATAGAAGTCCCCCCAGGGTGAGCGATCACTTTGGACTCCAATCCTCGAAGCTCTGAAGCGGTCAAAGAAGTTAAAAAATCCCATGACGTCAGAGCACCATCAACTCGTAGTCGGATCCCAGCACCACCGATTCACCCGGTTTGATCGCCCGAGAGAGGGCCATGATCAGTGCAACGATGCCGTCTATCTTGTTTTCTGGTCTTTCCTTCCTTGGATAGATGTTGTCTTTGACGTCCGTGTGGGCGACCACGTTGCTGGCCATCCAGGCGAGCACCGGGTCGCCGTCATGAACGAGCTTCTTTTGCAGGACCAAGGCCTCAAGCGTCTTCATCGGCTCGCTGAAGTTCAGCACCGTGGGACGCACTTCAATCATGGGCAGCCCTTCGGACAACATCCGCGTGGACAACTGCGTGGCCTGGAACGGGTCAAAGGCCACGGCTTGCACTGAAAACCGCGACGAGATCTCCAGCAAATCGGCTTCGATCCAGCTGAAATCGATCACGTTGCCCGGCGTCACCGAGAGGCGTCCTGTATGGGCCCAGCCCTCGTATTGGCTGTTGCCTGCCGCCTGGACCGTGTCCTCAGGCAGGTAGTACTTGCCAAACACCGCGTATGCGTCTGGTGTGTCAGGGTGCTCGAACACCATGACGAGCGCCGCAATGTCCGTCTTGCTGGCCAGATCCAGACCGAGCCAGCAGGGTTGGCCCAGGAACTGATCGAGTTCGAGATCGGGGTTGGCACTGGCATCCCAGGACCGCATGTCCATCCAGGCCGTGTCTGCACTCACCCACTCGTTGAGGTGCTTGGTCTTGAAGTTGTTG